TTTTACTTATATAACCAAGGAGCTCTTCACATAGAGCTCCCTCATTAAACTTATAATTAATATCTTTAGATTTCATTGTTCTCCTCTTGTGCAACATCATCCTCATATGCAGATAGAGGTGGTTCATTATCATTAAAATTCACACCCGAATCCACTTTACTGTAAAGATCCAAGAATGCAAGTTTTGTATCATCGTCAAACCTTGCAATACATAGGTCGATGGACTTCATTTTATCTTTGAAGATCGAAAAGGTTTGGACAATGTGACAGAGCCTTCTGGTTGAAATAACCTCATCCACTCCGTCATCATAGAATGTCTTTCTGATAATATCTGCCCATGCCACAAGGTTCTCAGAAAAGTCTGTGTCAACCATATCAAACTTTTCCATATGTTTGTTGATAATTTTCTTTTCTATAGCCTGTGAAGGAAATTGTTGGTCAACGGCCACTGTAAATCTTTCCAAGAAGGCATCGTCAATAATAGAGGCCGCTGTGAACCTGCCATCATCCGAACCTTTACCCTTGGTATTGGCCGTCGCGATTACGTTGAATCCAGGGGCTGGAGAAATTGTTTCTCCAGTCTTTTTGACTAGGACTGGTTTACCTTCTAGGATACCTTGAAGGCACATGATTTTATTAGTGGCTCTGTCAATTTCATCCAGTAGAAGGATTGCTCCATTCTCCATAGCCTTGAGTACTGGGCCTTTAGAAAACACAGTCTCACCATTGATAAGTCTGAATCCACCTAGTAAATCATCTTCATCAGTTTCTGGGTTAATCTGCACCCTGATGAATTCTCTGTTAAGTTTGGCCGCCGCTTGTTCGACCATGAAGGTTTTACCATTACCTGATAAACCAGAAATGTAGACGGGATAGAACATCTCGGACTTGATAATTTTAACAATGTCCGAAAAGGCGCCCCATGGGACGAAGGTTGGGTCAAATTTGGCAAATGACTTCTCGTCGTTTACAATTGATTGCATCTTTGCAACTGTTGGTGCAGGATCCATGGTATTTACCACTTCCGTACTCATTATAGGTTTAACTGAATCAATCATAGCACTTAAATCATAAGTACCGATCTTGACTCTATTATCACCATCAATTAGGTCATACCAATCTGGGCCTCTATAGCCCATAGCCTTGGCTGTGTCCACAATAACATTCTTCCTGAACTGCGTCTGGTCAGGATATGTTGATATCAATTTCTTGACAATATTTTGGGTTGATATTTTCACTTCATTCATAATTAATTAACTCCTTATCATTTAATATAGGTATATTGTACCACGCAATACACTATTTGTCAACACTTTTTTTAAACTTTTTTGTTACAATTGTGTTACATTTTATCATGCAACTGCCTTACCAAACTTGGTCATCAATATTTTGTTTTGTTTCTTACTCTTGGCAAACTTCTTAAATGCATTTCTAATATTGGCATTTGAGGCGTCTTCGTTAACCTCGAATTCGTCTGAGCTAGTTGAAAGGTGATTACCGCCTTTTACCAAGTAGTATTGAGAATACCCTAGGACTTTCTCAGCATGAACACATTTGTTCTTTCTGTATTCCTTACCAGCATTGTCTCTGTATTCGTATGAATCCACATTCAGTTCGTCCGAAACAATCCAAAGTCTTTGTCTCCAGTCACTAGCATCATCTGCCATAAAGAACCCGATATTGTTACAGCCATATTTCTTTTCCATGTTCAGTAGTAAGCTCTTGGTCATTTTTCTTGAATGAGTACCGGTCTTTATTCTGCTTCCATCAACATTAATTATGGCATTGTGTCTATCAGGAAACACTGAATTATCATAATTTTGATTATTGTAAACTCCGATTCTGTTTGCATCTCCATCTGTAAAGGTGATGAAATTCATTTTCTCAACACCATGCTTTCTTTTAAATTTCTTAACCAGGTGATGTGAAATAATCAGTGCCTGATTTAATGGAGTTGAGCCATATTCTTCGTATTTGCATAGGTCTCTCCAGTAACTTATTTTTGTTGCCCTTTTATAAATGTGTCTCATCGCCTCGGTAAAGTCAGCCTTATTAAGGTCGGAAGAACAGATTAGTGGCATTGACAGGCCATCAATTTCAAATGGAATTTGTTTATCTTTTACCCAGTCCCAATCCAAATCAGGATTTGTTGAAGTAAATCCGTATACCTCAAATGGTATATTTACAGACTTACAAAACATAACCAAGTGAGCAACTTGATCCATTACATGAGTCATTGAGTTCGACATAGAGCCAGACATATCAATGAGAAGCATCATTCCATGATTCTTTGCATCTGCCAGTTTAGTAGCAGTAAAGAATATGTCTTCGTTAGTCTTGTAAGACCATAACTTGTTCACATCAATTCTGCCAGTCTTGGCAGTTTGTGCTCTGGTATATCTGTATGCCGCTTTTCTCATTTCAAATTCCTTTACAGCAACTTGAACATTCTTTTTGACATTCTTTAGGTATTGAGGGAATTCTGAATAATCAAATACAGTATAATATTCCCCTTCGGATTCTTTTGTGTATTTTTCAAACTGGTTCCTTGCCTCGGTAAGTTTACCAAAGTCAATCACGGCCTTAGAAATGATTTCCTTACTGACGTCATCCATATAGACTGGTTGAGAATTTTCATTAACCCCGGTTAGTTCTTTTTCTTTCTGCCTGTAAATAGTATCGGTAACTGAAATATCGTCTTCGGTATGTTGAGGTTCAGGAGACTTGACGCCGACATTGACTTCTCCATCTTCTGATTCCTCAGTTTCATTAACCGAAGAATTAGTTGAGGATTGTTCATCTGCACTATTTTCTTCTTGTTCATAATCATCATGGCCTCCTTGTTCTTGACTTTCTTGTTTTCCTTGTTGGTTAGACTTATCAAGACTTGGAGCAGGTTCTGGTTTCTGAATCAGTTCGTCTTGGTTTTCTTTAGTCCATGCCAAGATATCCCTTACAAGATCAAGTACCTCATCAAATGTTTCTGTTTTAAGTGACCTATCCAAGAACACCTTTTCTTCGGAAGAGAAAGGTACTTCCATCTTTGATCCGAGTTTGGTCTTAAGGTTGATTTTGTCGATTAACTTGATTTGATCCCAATCTAGGTCGTCAAGAGGTCCGAAGAATTCTTTATCAAGAAGATGTTTGTAGCCACGGTTGAAACAAGCAACCAGGCCGGGATATCTGTCTTGGATTTTTCTTTCAATTCTAGCATCCTCAATCACATTAATATAAGACCTAGGACAACCCTTTAACTTTTCTGGACTATCATGCCATCCTTCGAATGGTGTTTCCAGAGCGTGGCCAACTTCATGACCAATAAATAGGTCGTACACATCCTTGTGCATATCTTCCCACAATGGAAGACCAAGGGTACGGCTCTTGATATCAAACCAGGCAGTCTTATAATTACCATGCTTGATGGTAACATTCTCTTTTGCCAGTAGTTTGGGTAGTAATTGAGATTTTGTCATATCCACTCCTTATCTTTGAATATAGGTATATCATATCACATATAGCACCATTTGTCAACACTTTTTTGCACTTTTTTTAAAAAAGTTACAAGAATGTAACACAAATGTAACAAAACTATCGGATTTTGCTGAAATTCTTATGTTTGAAGAACTCGATCTTGCTACGGAACTTGTTCTCTAGTAGGTCGCCTTTGTGGGATATAATAAAGACATTTGAATTATCATCTAGTGTACTTAGTATCTTGGTTAGGTTTTCTACCCCATCCACATCTAAGCTAGAGTCAAATGTTTCATCCAAAATTAATAGGTTTGTGGCCGCACTATTTTTCATCTTTGCAATCTGTCTCCATGTAAAGAGTAGAGACAAGTCAATTCTTTGTTTCTCCCCTTCGGAAAAGGATGCGTAGTTAAACGAGTCACGATGCCTTGATCTGATAGTCTCGTTAAAATTTTCATCTAAGTGAAATGCCACAAAAAAGTCCAGTACCTGCAGATACTGATTGATTAGTCGATTCATTACTGGCAAGTATTGCTTAATCACCTTGGTTTTAATGCCGGTATCTTTTAACATCTCGCCGATAACCTCATTATATGTGCGTTCTTCTACATATGCCAATTTTTTCTCTGTGCAACTATCTTTAGAATTTCTTACCTTTTCTAGTTCTTTCTTGGCACCTTTAAGGTCACCCGACTGTCCAGATAAATTAGAAATTTCTTTTTGTATTTTATCTACTTCTTTTTGTATTACTGATATCTTATCATTATTGGAATTAATGCGTTGTTGTCTTTGTCTCAACTCATTTAACTTATTCTTGATTTCAATACCTTCTTTTTCAGCAATGCCTACTTCTCGTTGTATATTTTCTATATCACTTTGAATGTCAGATGCAGTTTTCTTAATATCAGCTAGTTTTGTTTTCTTGATATCAAGAGAAATCTCTTGTTCACAAGTAGGGCAGTTATCATTATCTTCAAAGAATCTTGCGTCCTTTACTAATGATTTGATTTTATTATTATTCTGTGACTGTGCAGATTTAATGTCTGACATTCTATCCATAAATATGGTTTGTGACTTTTCTTCTGCCTGTATTAATGCTGTTAAATTTTTACCTACGGTTTTTGATTCTTCAAACAGTTTGGTTATTTCACTCTTATGGTCTTCCATAGACAATCTTTTTTGTTCTATCATATCCTTATTAATAGATTGCAAGTCTTTGATATATCTTTCTTGAGCATCCATTTTGGTTTTATATAACTCAATCTGATGATTAATATCAGTTAACTCATCGCGTATCTTTGAATTTCTTTCTTTTAAGAGCATATTCATTTTAGAGAATATCTGGATATCCAATAGGTCTTCAATAACTGCTCTACGGCTCCATGCTGGTAACTGCATAAATGGAATAAACGAACTACTACCTAATACTACCACTTGATGAAAACTCTTATGATTAAGTTTTAGTATATTGGTTTCTAAGAACTTCTGAAAGTCCCTGGCATTAGATGCCTGATTAATCATGTTTCCGTTTTGCCAAATTTCAAACTTGTTAGGTTTAATACCTCTTACAATTTTAAACTCTGCATTACCAATATCAAACTCTACTTCTACTAGAGCCCTTCTCTCGTTAATAGAATTGATTAGTTGGTACTTACCTATATCTCTATGAGGTTTACCAAAAAGACCAAACGACAATGCATCTAGTAAAGTAGATTTACCAGCGCCGTTTTGTCCTACTATGAGTGTGGTTGGGGATTTGTCAAGTTTTATTTCGATGAATTCATCACCAGTGGAGAGGAAATTCTTCCACTTACATGATTTAAAATGTATCATACTACCTCTAGATTTTGTGCTTCAGTATATAGCTTTCTTAGTTCTACCTTAATGTGCTCTTTATCGAGTTCTGTGTCAACAGCATCAACATACGAATCAAGCAGTTCTGTAGTATCTTCTAGGGATATTTTCTCGTCATCGACGCTTTCTCCCAGATACTCTTCAAAAGATTCTGCAATCTTCAGTTCATAAGTCTCAATGGATTGTAATTTATCCACAAACTTATCGAACATATATAAGTCATTTTTATTTATAACAATTAGTTTGATAAACTTTTTCTCATACTCAGATACATCTACGTCATTATAATCCTTATTAGAATCATCATAGATTACCTTTTTAAACATAGTAATAGGGTTACGAACAGCAGTTATCTCTCTAGTTTCTGTGTCTAAAATATGAAAATACTTAGGATCATCAACATCTGCCCAAGTAAATTCCATTTGTGAACCAAGATAGTGAACATTCCCTTGATGTGATTTAGTGTGAAAATGCCCCGATAATACCATTTCAAATCTGGAGAATACATCTGCATTCATACCGTGAGGATTAGGCATACCAGCCATCATTTCAAAACCCTTTAACTCCAAATGGGCTCCAAGGATAGGTGCTTCACACGTCATTGCCCACTTTGTATATTCTTCATAGTTGTCATTATTAATCCATGGTATAACTGCAACTCCTAGGCCGTCATAATCCAAGACAGTAGGTTTCATTACGATATTTACATTGCTGGTAAAATACCCCAACAGTTCTTTAAGGCTGCACAGTTCATTTGTATTTTTAAAGTATACGTCATGATTTCCGGGTATAATATCCATAGTAATACCGGCATCGCGCATAGGCTCAAGAAAATGCTTACGATTAGCATTAAGTGCTTTAAAGTTAACGAACTTTCTGTGTTCATAATAGTCTCCTAAATGTAGAATGTTCTTGATATTATGTTCTTTCAAGTAAGGAAAGAAAATCTCTTGATAGAATCTTTCTTGATACTGTAAAAATATATCAGATGAGTTTCTTACCCCACAATGGGTATCATTTAATATTGCTACTTTCAATCTGCATACCTCCCATGATTAATTAAGTGATACATTCTATGGCTGTGAATAGTCCATAAAAGTTTAATTAGTGATGTCTCTGAATAGACGCCTGCTTTACATTCATATTTCCACATATTAATCATAAACCTTCGTATTCAATTCCTAAGTGTTCGCCTTCATTAAAATGATAACCCATTGATTTCATAAATTTTTCTAATATTTCAATCATATCATCTTTGCTCAAATCTTTTTCCATTACGTCAATGGTGATTCGTGTATTAGTTGAACTTTTATCTTCGTATGGATTACAAGTCAATGTAATATACGGTCTCTCTTCGGCGGGTTTATGATTCCAAGTCATTAAATACTCCATTGTTAATTAAACTTTCAAATGTATCCCAAAGCTTTTGAAATCGTAGCTCTGTAATATATTTTAGACCTAGCAATTGGTTTTGTAATGTATCACAATCTTCAGCATTTAACTTTAACTTATCTGTTGCATGATAAATTAAATCAATATCTTCTGTAGTGTTCCAAGCTTGCATTATATCTGTTTCTAAATCAAATCTATTTTTCATTTCATTATACCATAAAGAGTTCTAGTTTTTCTCTTTCCTTTTCTTCTTTTGCAAATTCTTTGATCTTAGCATCTTTAGTTTTTACTTGATCAATTCTTTGTCTAAGTGTGTCAACATACTGCATGGTTTGTTGTGCACCTTCATTATCCATACCCATTGCAACAAAGTCTTCAATACCCATCTTTTCAATGAACTTGAACTTAATATCTTGTTGTTTCTTTTCTTTGGTTATTCGCCTAATGAAGGCGAAATAGCATATCTGTGTAAAGTAAGAGAATGCGTTAGGTTTACCTGTACGGGTAGATGCTTCGATATTATAATTGCCGATTGCTCTTAAACAGTTTTCAACGGCATCCATAACCATTTCTTCTCGGTAAGTATATCTTACAAAGTTTGGTCTATGTGATAACCCCTCTGCAATCTTAATAAAACATTTTGCAATGTAATCTGTCACTTTAGGTGGTTGCGTTTTACTTTCACGACATGCAGCTACTTCTTTAGCATAATCAAAGACTGCTTCCGAGAACTCTCGGTTATTAACATAATGTGGTTTTTCTCTAGGCTTTAGTTTTGCCATCTTGGGTTTCCTCCATAATTAGTATATTATAACATGCTTTCATTCATTTGTAAACAAAAATCTGTAAAAAAGATTTAATTATTTTCATCAAAAGTGTTGACAAAATGGGCTTTATGGTATATAATAATATAGTCCACCGAGGGGGTAGAGGTATACCATATTAATGTATTATCTCCTCAGTCGGTACTGGCTCATAGTCCTCATCTGTTACTTCTTCTGTGACTTCAAAACGGTTTGCAATTTCATCCGTAATTCTTTGTAGAATAGCTTCTTGGGATTCAGGAGCCGTAAACTTAGTTCTTTGCAGAGCGAACTTCATGTATTCCTTTTTAATTTCATTCTGTACGCCCGAATCACCCACTATATTATGTTTATCAATAGACACTCTATTATTATCAGAAAATGGAAACCAAGGAGTAAACGAATAGCCTCCTATCATAGTGCTGTAAACAGCGACAGGTCTTTCCACTATATAATTATCCCTATTATCAGAGTTAACCAAGGCAATGATATTATCGCCATTAATGAGTTTAAAATTTCTTATATTTAAGTTTTCCATACTATATATTTATATCAAATAGCTCATAGTCAAATTTTTCTTTTGAATATATTTTAATGCGCTCTGCCGCATGAACTAATGTATAATTCTTTCTGGACTTCCAATGTAAATCATCTGCAATGTCATACACTATAGTATTTCTGCCATCAGCTGATTTTCTTAATCCTCTACCTATACTTTGTAATACTCTAATCTGAGACTTCGATGGACTTGCAAAAATTATGTTATGAAGGCGTTTA